TATTGCTCAGGAAACTGAGCCCCCCCCTTCGGGGGGTGTCGGTGGGTTGGGGCACCCTAAAGCCCCTCTCCCCTCGGTCTTTGACCGAGATTATTCCCATTTCGGGAATGTAGAGACCGTTTCGTCTCTGTTTGAGAGGAACCCTCTCCTGAAGTTGTGCAGCAGGCTTGCAGCTTTCCGGTTAGACCGGAATACCCGGAAAATATCCGAGTTTAGGAACCTTAAGGGTCCTCCGCGTCTTTACGCAATGGTGGGCTATGCCCTCCCCAAAAGTCTCTTTTGGAATATGAGTAAGCTCAGCTCACACCAATGGAATACATTGGAACAATGTTGGACCGCCAACATGCATTCAGTACTACTGAACCCGGATTTCAATCCGTTGAAATATGACGAGAAGCTCGTCGATAGTGTCAAACGCTATAAAATCTGGTTTCTCAGATTCTTCTTGCGTGGCAAGATTATCAGGAGTAGGGATCCTGAGACGGGAAAAACCCGCCCTAGAGTTATACTCACTAACCTCGATAAGGGGTTAACGGCCTTAAAGACCGTTGCTGGTTACTTCCAGTGGTATATGTCTAGCGACATTGCTAGTAATCGGAATCCTCCGAAACTTCCCTTTTGGAAAGGCTGGGATAATTCCCAGAATAAACTATACTTTGTATGGTTCAGTGGCCACTTAAGCCACTTCAGGGATCTTGATCGATCTCTTACTGACCATGATCTGGCCAGTTTAGCGCAGATTCGCACTTTCGGCAGGGCATTGCCCTGCGCGACACGAACTATGTGTCGTCGAGATTTTCTCGAACAGATTAAAATTCTGTGTACCCCTCGCGAGGTGGATTCGGACTGGCTCCGAATGGTGCAGATTTCTGCAAGACGGTTGGCTAACCGTTGGGGCATCAATGATATGCCCAGACACACTCATTTCTCGATGAGTACTTCAGGCTGCGCTGAAGTTAGTTCCGTCGACGGCGGGCAAGCGGAATATTTCCGCTCTCACTATGCCAAATGGGCACTTACCGCAATCGATGATTGCAAACTGAAACATCATTCAGGTATGGAAGTTGTACTTCCCTTCATCGTTGAAGAAGAGGATCTCGATATGACCGAGATAGTTGACGCATTTGGTCAACATATTTTCCCAGACAAATGGGAATTCCCTCCAACGAGGGATTGGGGTATTAATTATACCCTGGTAGATGTACTCTACCGCCGTACGGGGGCTACTTCCCGTTTCGCCTGGGCTCAGACGCTATTGGAGGACCTCCAATTCAATCGGGAAACTGGCCCGATAATGTTGCTATTAGCAACGGCCGAGGCTTGGGCCCAAGGTTCCTTCGTGGACCTCGACGGCAACGACGCCGAACCTGATCTCGTTATTGAGATCGAGGGGTTTCCCCTCATCCCACTATGGATGGGATCGAAAATTGTTCGATACAAGGTGGAAATACCACCTACGTCTAAATTGACGTGTCTGGCGGAGCCAGGGGCGAAAACTCGCCCACTTGGGAACAACCAAGTCTGGTTCTGTGTTATAACCAGGTGCATGAGATTCATGTTCGAGCCAATAATGGCTCGTGATGGAAGGCTTAGAATCGGCCTTCGGTCCACGAATAAAATGTGGACCTTTCTGAAATTCCTTCAGACCAGGGGAAAATCCTGGAATGGGGTCTATGCCCAAAGCTCTGACTTCAAAGCTTCAACGGATTATATTCCGTTAGAGATAATCAAAGCCATCTGGGATGGCTTTACCTGGGATCTTTCTCCAGGACACCCTTTTATGGTGTTTTACGATCTCATCGTAAGTAACAGGACACTGGCCCTGTTGGATTTTAAGGACCTGAACCAGGTCCTCTCAGATATGTCTGAGAAGGATGAGAATTTCTCATTCACTCACAAATGTGGGAGTTTCATGGGTGAACCCATGTCTTTTATGACGCTAAATGGCGTCAATGTCGTTATTGACGACATATGTGAATTTATGTTCACACATAGCCCATCGGACTATATACCCTTGACAGTTGGCAAGTCCCAAGAAAATATCTTGGTCGGGAAGGTTCCTCCCGTGGATGATTTCTCCAGGGCGGACATTGGTCCGCCAGAGCCAGCTTGTGGCTGCGGCGATGATTGGGCCGCTATCCGTAGATACTACGGACAGATTATACTCTGGAAGAGTATTGCCATACAACTTGGTATGGTCTTCTCTTGGAAGGACGCTGTGTCACAGCGTATTTTGATCTTCTGTGAGGATCATGCGCTAATACGCAAAGACAACACTGTTGCCTACGTCGACGTGATTAAATCACGTTTATTGACGACAATGACTCGTCAGCACTCCGATAATCGGAGTTCTATACTCGGCAAGGGCCGAATGTTACGTAATCAGCTTGATTACTTTGAGAACAAGGCTCTCAAATCGTCGATTATGACGGTTTATCGAGAAGTTTTCTCGAGGGTCTATAAAGACCAACTCGGCCAGGAATACCTGGCCCAGCCAATTTGGCTTCCACCGGCTGCCGGCGGATTGGGATTCCCAATATTGGAGTCAGAAATTCCTGACTACGGATGGAAATACATCCGTCACATCTATGATGTGCTGGAGATCAGTGATCCCCTAGATCGTGCAATTGCGATTTACGGGTTAAAAACCCTTAATAACCCATCAAAGAAGGGTATCTCCACCTGGGAGAAAAGTCTGGAAGTTTTCCAGAAAGTCACAAAAAGCGACTCGACATCCTATGTCTTCCTTCAATACGAAGGAGATCTGACTAATTGTCAGATAGATTGTAATACGATCTACGACGATAGATTCGTTAAGGACCTTTTGTCCTTTGTAGGCGTCAACGTGCCTATGGATCCATATGATCCATCAAAGTATGACTTTGACAGTCTAAAGAACGAGGCTTCTTTGATCAACTTTATTAAAGTTGATGATCTCCTTGGAGAGATCGAACGCGTGAATAATTTTCACGAATTTCTTACTAAGAAGAAAGTACGCGAACAGCGTACACTTGAGAAATTCCTCAAGGACTCCAGACGCTACTGGAACAAACACGGTATTACCGTTAACCATCGCAATGGTGGAGTCGTCAAAGGCGACTGCCCCAAGTTTAAATCTTGGGTAAAGCTAGAGAAGGATCTTCTTTTCAACCTAAATGGTTGGATTTATATGGGTGATACTACCCATAGTGTCTTTACGTCACTTCCGACATTGAAAGTCGATTTCTCTAAGGGGAGAAATAAGAACCGGAAGGTTCTGGATGCGATAAGTATCGCAGATTTCGTTGACATCGTCAACGCTTCACTTAAAGGTGAAGAAATGGATTAGATTTAATCCGGGGCCCTGAACCGGCAAGGTACCGGCGAACCCGATAGAGGGGGGGGTCCCCACTAGTTATATCACTCTGGGAAGGTCCCAGGGCGGCGCGAACGCCGCACGGATAAAGATATTCCGGAGAACATCCTGTTAGGGTGGAATGCTC